GGCAAGAGACGGCTGCTGACTTCTTGTACGAGCACGACCGCGCCATGATCTTGGCTCCGGTTGGCGCTGGCAAGACAGCCATCACGCTCACGGCCATGCAAGACATGCTGATCGACGGCCACGTGCGGCGCTGGCTGGTGCTGGCTCCGAAGCGCGTCTGCACGGACGTCTGGCCTGTCGAGCAGCCCAAGTGGGCCGCTGGCGTCACGCTGGCCGTGGCCGTGGGCACGCCTAAGCAGCGTCTGGCAGCTCTCCACTCAGACGCTCAGGTGATCGTGACCAACTACGACAACATCCAGTGGCTGGCCGAGCAGGACGTGCTGTCGTTTGACGCGATCGTGTTCGACGAGCTGACCAAGCTGAAGAACCCATCCGGCACCAGGTTCAAGGCGCTGCTCAAGGTCATGGACCCGATCACGGTGCGCTGGGGCTTGACCGGTTCGTTCACCAGCAACGGCTTGGAAGACGTCTTCGGCCAGTGCAAGATCGTGGACCAGTCGCTGCTGGGCCGGGCCAAGGGCGTCTTTATGCAGCAATACTTCGTCTGCACCAACCGTGAGTTCGGCGACTGGACCCCGCGCCGTGGGGCGCTGGAGCAGGTCATGGCCAAGATTAAGCCCGCTACGTTCGTGCTGGAGCCTGGCGAGTACAAGGACAAGCTGCCGCCGCTGCGCACCGTGGAGCTGCACTGCCAGATGGACATGGCCGACTACAACAAGATGAAGAAAGACTTCGTGCTGGACGACGTGGTGGCGGTCAACGCTGCCGTGGTCACGCAGAAGTTGCAGCAGATGTCGTCCGGCTTCCTGTACACCGACAACGGTCCGGTCTGGACGTCGCCGCACAAGTTCGACCGGCTTGAAGAATTACTAGAGGAGAACCAACATGCCAACACCCTTATCGTCTACCAGTACAAAGAGGAGCTTGCCGAGCTTAAGCGACGGCTGCCCAGGCTTGTCACGCTCGATGATGACGGCGCTATCGAGCGCTGGAACCGAGGCGAGGTCGAGCTGCTGGCCGTGCATCCTAAGTCTGCCGGTCATGGTCTCAATCTCCAACATGGAGGCTGTCACGTGGTCTTCTTGTCACTGCCCTGGAGCTTGGAGCTCTACGAGCAGACCGTCGGACGTCTGCACCGATCCGGCCAGCAGCGCCCCGTTTGGTGCTACGTCATGCTGACCGACAAAACCGTGGACGCGAAGATTTGGACCGCGCTCCATGACAAACAAGACCTGTCCACTATCGCCTTGGAGGCACTGAAATGACTTGGTGGATGTGGCTTATCGGCATTGCTCACACAGCCGTGTATGTGTGGGCGTTTTGGAGGAGCAAGAAATGACAACAAAACTTGAAAAAGAATCTTTGCTGGCAGTTCAAGACTGGTGCAAGAAACAAAAAATGGAGTTGGTAGCAAAGCCACGACATGTTCATCCAAGATCGTATGTTGTCGGCCTTGCTGCGCCGCTTTGTTTAATCGTAACAAGATGTTGGGCAGACAGTGAGCCGCAAACCAAAGCGTGGAATAAAAACTACCCCCTTCAAATTGTTCACAACTTTGACAAATCACTGAAGGCTGGTGACTGGTGCATCACTGCATATGTCAGCACTCAAACCAGTGGGGAGCCAGTTGCTATCCCAATTAAAGGACAAAAATGACAACAAAATTAGTCCGTGACTCCATGCGGCTTATGACTGAGGCAGGCATAGACATTGTTGACATCAAATGGTTTGATTTAACCGGCGCATTTTCAGATCAACAAAAAGCCAATCTTGATCCCGTGATGACGCATCGTCCACCATTTGACAAATGCTTTGTTACTTGGCAAGGCAAGACACGCAGTCACCCAAGCTATAAAGTTCTGATGCTTGTGGCTGGTACTGATCCAGATGAAGGCATCACGGTGTCAATGTGGAAAGGGCCAACCGGGACAAGGCTGCGCCCAATCCCTGCAATGTTTTACTTTATTGAGGATGACAACATCCGATACGGCGCAATCAGTGATGATGAGCCGGTTGATAAAGAACTGGCAGAAATCATGTTGGCGCAAATTGGGGCTTGGTACAGCGCTATGAACCAGCGTATTGAAGCCTACATACCATCGGTGCGGGACACCTTCACTAACCGCCGCAAGGTGCAGCAAGGAAAGATGCCTACCTACGATTGGACAACTGTGTGGATTGAGCCATCTAAGCCTCGCCAAGAATCCAAAGGTGGCACACACGCATCGCCCAGACTGCACGAGCGCAGAGGCCATTTAAGAAGGCTGTCAACCGGTAAAAATGTCTGGGTTAAATCTTGCAAAGTAGGAGATGCAAGCAAAGGTACGGTATTTCACGATTACGCAATTAAGGAGCAAGCGCATGAAAAGCATCACAGAGTTAGCTAAAGAAGTTGGCTACCCCATGCTGGTTTTTATGGGTACACCCTACGTTTCTCCTGAATTAAGGCGCTTGGTAGAGGCAGCAGTCGCACAGGAGCGTGAAGAAATCATTGATCTGGTCCCAACTTACGGTGGATCAGTACAACTTGAAGCAGCCATTCGAGCAAGGAGCAACACATGACCTGCAAACACCGCTGGGAGCCGAGCAACTGCGGCATCAAGTACCACTACCGATGCACTCGCTGTCACAAGTCGATCTTTGCATCGCTAAAGGAAAACAAATGAAACGAATTGACCAATGGAAAGCCAAACTCAAAGCCGCCAAGAGCGACATCAAGCACAAAGAGCGGCAGATGAACTCGGCTGTCCGCAGTTACAACCGCAACAAGACCCTTATCGAATCATTGGAGAAGAAAATTGAACTACACCTGGCGAAGTCTTAACGAAGCGTTTCCTGCCATGCCCGAAGAACAGGTCAAGGCGCTGCTCGACGAGGAGCTGGCCACACTGCGCCGCCCGCGCTGGGTCGAACGCCTGCACCAGCGCTACAACACCCTGCGCGTGGCCCGTGAGCGCGCTCAGCTGCTCGCCAGCCTGACATGAGTGACTTCCGTGCATGGGAGACGCGCAACCTGATCAGGTTTGCTCAGGAAGCCAACGCACGCACACTAGAACTCCAAGCAGACCTCAAAACCGCAATACACGCCTACAGACACTTCATGAGACCATCACACGCACCTAAGCTAAGAGAACTGCTGCGCGAAGCTCCCATGGGACTTTCCCTGCGGTCATTGACTAACATAACCGGCATTCGTTCGGCCACGCTTCGCAACACGCTCAACGCCATGCCCGATGTCTACATCAGATCATGGGCTGGACCGTTTAGAGGTCAGTGGTCTGCGGTTTACTGCCTGCACTCACCACCACCCAACTGCCCGAGGCCCGACCATGCGTAAGCGCAGCAAATACCGCCCAAAGGCGCAGCTGCCTGACCCACTGACGTGGGTGATCGCCGGGCTGCGACCCGTGCTGACCGCCACCGAGGTCATGGACAACGTGCGGATCAAGAACCACCTGGCCCTGCGCTGCGTGGTGGAGGGCACAGCCACCCGCAAGGACATGGACGTGCTCATCGAGGCGTTCAACATCACAGAGGCTCTGGCGCGGGTTGATCCGGCCCTTGGCCGCGACTGGTCGCAGGAGATCAAGGCAGGCCAGGACGCGCTGCTGTCAATGTGCAAGCGGGGCATCAGCTTAGGCGACCGCTTCGTGTTCACCGGGGCCGAGCTGAACGCGGCCAACACCGTCATGGAACTGCATGACGCGCAGCTCGAGCGCTGCACCGTCGCTCAGATGGAGAAAGCCATCGGCGAAGTCGTCAAGGACATCAGAAACAAGAAAGCGAGAGCCGTCGTATGAAACTCATCAAGAACCTATTTCGCCCACCAAGCGCAGAGACCATCGCCCTGCGCGAGCTGGAGACCGCCAAGCGTGAGCTGCTGCAGGTGCAGGACACGCAGGAATACTCGGCCAAGATGGTGGAGTATTACCAAGGCAAGATTCGCCGCCTGACGGCCTACCTCAAGACAAACGTGACGGAGGCACCGTGAACTGCTGCGATTACGAGTGCGATCAGGGCCGGGACTGCCCGGCTCGCGTGGCCAAGATCGGCCAAAAGATGAAAGCCGCCGAGCCACTGCCAGAGTCTGTCTGGCGGTATTGGCTGGGGCGGCTTGCCTTCCTCGTGCTGGTGGCCTTGGGGGCCAACCTGATAATGGTCGGGCTGCTCGCGCTTATGCAAGCATAGTGCTGGCGCTGGCTTTCACTTCGGCTACCCGGCGGCCCCACCCTTTGCCAAAGGTGTCCCACGTCTTGAGGTCCATCATGAACGACAGGCGGCGCTTGGCGTAATCATCAACCAGATCGGCAGGGTCGATGGCGGCGACCGCAGCCAGCGTCTTCGGTCCGATACCGCCGTCTGGCTCAACGCCAACGCAGCTTTGCAACCACTTAGCCGCACGGCCTGGGCCAGAATTTACGGCAGCGTCGAACACGCAGTAGTCCACGCCAGCGGGCAAATCGTCGCCCTTGATCTTGTCCCAGTACTTGGCCTTGTACATGGGTCCAACGATCTCTGGCGTGAGGCCGCGCATTGTCTTCTCGTCAACTTCGTGGCCAACCCACTCCTCCCACACACGCTTGGTCACGCCCAAGTTGGTCATGCCGCCAGGGTCAGCCGGGTGGTTAACGTATCCGCCCTCGTGGTGGAGAATGGCTTTGAGTGCTGCGTCGAAGTTGTCTTTCATTTCTTACCCTTCATGTCCATGATTTTCTCGAGCGTGCGGCCACCAAAGTAGAAGGACATGATCAGCATGCCCCACTGCCCAAGCAGCTCGACGTAGGCTTGGTTGGTCTCAAGGTTAAACGCGCTCATCATGGCGAACGTCGAATACGCCACCAAGATGAAGATCAGCGTCATGGGCCTGATGTTCTTGGACAGCCAAGAATCGCTGCCCATGTCGGCCTTGAGGCGGTCGGTCAGGTTGTTTTGCTCGGTCTTGTACAGGTCGGTCTCATTGGCCATCTTGGCCAGCTCACCGTCCTGCTGCATCTTGATCAGCTCGGCCTGGGCCTTGGCCTTGGCCTCGGGGTCCGGGATCAGTTTGTCGATCAGCTTGCCGCCGACGTCCATGAGCGCTGCGAGTGGTAGCATGGCTTACTCCTTGGGTTTGGCTGCTTCTGCCTTGTTCAGAGCCTGGTTGACCCTGGCTTTGACTTTGTTGTTTTTGATCTGGCTGGTGGCAGCCCGGACCAAACTCAAAACAGGCACAGGCAGGCCAGTCATTGCGCCAGTTGCACCAGCCTCGCCCAATGCAGTCATTAGGGCCATAGCGGTCCCTGAGTTGTTGATCTGGGTGCCTGGTGGAACTGTGTTGACATACTTCACGACTTCGTTCAAGTCCCTGACAATTTGGGCCTGTTGCTTGCCCAAGATGATGTCCAGTCGGCCATCTGCGTCTAGGGAGTTGACCGCATTGTTCAGTTTTGCAGGAGACACGATTGGCCGCCCTGACGAGTCTGTTTGCAAGCCACTTGTGGCCACGTTCTCAAAATGCTTGATGGTTGCACCCTGCAACTCTTTCATTGCCTTCTGACCATCTTTCCCGCTGGTCAGCAGAACACGGCGCAGGAAAGTCACTTCTTCAGGTGTTGCGTTCAGAATTGATTTCTGAAATGCCTCACTGGCAGCAATCTTTGGATCGTCTTTGCCCTTAACCGTGGTCAGCAAATTGGCGACAACAGCGCGGCCTTCATATTTCCGGGCCTGCTTCTCGCGCAATGCCCTTGCCTCTGTATAAAGAGGGCCAGCCACATCCTTGGTGGTCTCATCAATCAACGATTTGATGATTGCAGACTCGCGCTTGTTCACAATGTCGTAGTCTGTTGAGGCGCTGATTTCTCGGCGCAACTGCTCCAGTGTTTTGACGTCTGTTGGCCTGGGGACAAGGTTTCCCTGTTCATCCATGTCGGCAATGCCAAGTTTTACAGCGTACTGTTTTGCAGTGTCTGGGATTGCGGAAGATGGCACGCCGGTTGGCTTGCTGTTCAAATAATCAAACAGTGTCGTGACCGTCTCTTGCTCTCCATACTTGAGAGTTCTTGGGAGGGTCAAATCAACTTGCGCCAGTGCTTCTGGAGACTTGTCGGCCTTGGTGTAAGCCGCCGATGTCTTGGCTTTTGCGCCCTGCCATCCCTTAGACAGCGCGTCAATGACGGCGTTTCCTGTGGCCGCTGGGCCAATGGCCGCAGTTTGAGCGCCAGTCATGTCTACCAGCGCATCAAAGTTTTGCAAGGCTTGGAGGTTGTTTTCCTCGGCGCGTTGAATCAAAGGCGCACCAAATGGGCCTCTGATCTGCTCTTTTTCAAACGCCAATTGACCAGCCTCTCGACCTGCTGCGCCTTTTGTCAATTCAACAGGGACAGGCAAACCTTGTGCTGTGGCAATTCGCTGAAGTTCGGCCGGCGTTGCCGCTGCGCCACCACTTGCGCGGCCAGTTTGAGCTGCACCAGGCGCTTCCATGCCCAAAGCCTCACGCACTATGCTTGGTGTGCGTTGAACGCCTTGTACGGCCTGTCTGGTGCCTTGCTGGACGGCTTGAGCGCCACGCAAGCCTGTTGCCTCAATAATTGGCAGTGCCTGACGGGTTGATTGACCAAACATGCCAACTGGCAATGCGCCTGGCAGCACTGGTGGCAATGCTTGAGACAGTTCGCCAAGGGCCTGAACTTGCTCTTGCCCTGCTTCTGTCCGTGGTGCATAGGTAAACCGCTGACCGCCAGCTGCGGCGCGTTCGCTGATTGCTCTGGCCGCCTGTGGCGTGCCAAATTGACCGGCTTGCACTTGCTCGCGCAACCCTGTAAGACCGCCGCCAATTGTCCCAAGAAGGCCACCAGTTGCAGCTGTTCCAAGAGTCAGCGCAGTTTCACCAGCGCCGATCAAGGTGTCCATGATTCCACCTTGTCGTGCTGGGGCGGGTGTTGTCGCCGCTTGAGTTGCAGCAATGTTTTCATTGCGCTTTGCAACCTCATAAGCCTGCACAACAGTTTCAAAGTCTGGCGTGCCTTGTTTGTCCTTGTTTTGGACAATCCAGGCTGCATATTCTTCTGCTTTTGCCATCACTTTTTCCCTTTAATTATTGCGTCAGCCTGACTCATCACGTTTGGCTGCGCAGCTTGGGGTGGCTGATTGGTCGGTATTTGATTGATCAGCGTTTGGCGCTGTGCATCTCTACCAGTGCCAGAATATTGTGCATTTACATCTTTGGCAACGCGAGTCGTGAAATCGTTGAAACTCTCGCCTGGACGAACGGTAAAGTCACCAGCCACAAAGGTTTTCCCAGCTCTGGTCAGGGTGCCATTGTTTTGCGCCAACCAGTCTGTTTTTGCGTTGGATACTGCCGCATCAATGTCTTGCAACTTTGCCATGCCGCGCAAGAACTGAGCAACCAACTTGGAGTCGGCAGTGTTCTTTGGGAAACCAGACAAAGCCAACTCAATGTCTTTGTCAGTGGCTGGGCCTGGTGGCAGCGCCTTAATGGCTGCTGAGTTTCTGACCCGTGTGTATTCTTGGCGCAGCGAGGTTTCGTAACCTTCAGCACCGATTGTAGATTTGGCAAATTCACCAAGTCTGGAGGCAGCGCCGTATCCACCAAGCCCTTCAATCCGATTCGCCAAGTCATTCATCTGGTTGGCAGACTGCTTTGCTGTTGATGCAAGAACGGCTGAATCGTTGATCAGTTTTCTGGTGTCGGCAGGCAGGGTGTTAGCCTTATCAGCAATACTAGCAAGTCTTTCCGCCACTGTTGCAGCAGTTGTTTGGGCATTAAGTCCAAGTTCCGCTGCACGGGTGCTGATCTGGCTCTGCACATTCTTGATGTTCCAGTTTTTCTCAGTCAATCCAGCTTGTTGCAGTCGCTCTGCAAACAAGGCTTGAACCCTTGCTGTCTCTGCGTCTGCAATTTTCTTTTGCGCTTCGGCTTGTTCTGTTGATCCAGCAAATCTTGCCTTTTGTTGGGCTGAAATTGCTTCTGCGGCCAGCTTTTCAGCTTTAGCCATATCCTCATTGACCTTGGCAGCGCCAAGCAAAACTTGCTGTCCAGCCGCACCCAACGCCATCAACTGAGGCGCAACGCGATTGATGTCATACGATGGCGCAGTCATTCCCTCGCCAACTCGCTGGCCCATGACGTCTTCACCATAGACTTCTTGACCTGGCTGATAAGCGCCACGGGCGATTTGCTGGGCCTGAAGCGCTTGTTGGCGTGCCAACTGTGCGTCTTGGCGTTTTTGCTCTGCATCTTGACGAATAAGAGCTTGCTGCCGAGCCTTATCAGCCTCAACTGTAAGCATCAAAACCCCTTGACCATCGCCAATTTGACGCAGCATTTCAATGCCACGATCAAATGTTCCAAGATCGTTAGGGTTGAGCTGGCTTGCAATCTGCTGACGCGCCGAGATGCGCATCAGCTCAGGGTCTTGTCCGCCCAAGGCACCACCAATGGCACCACCGAGCTGATATGCGCCACGCCCAATGGCGTAGTTGGCTTGCTGGAAAGGGTCAAGCTCGGCGTATCGCAAAGCCCGAGCATCAGCCTGGTTCATCTGGGCTTGTTGATAAGCCTCCGGCGTGACGCCGAACAGGGATGGAACAATATCTGCCATGTCTTACTCCTTAGATGAACGCGCCGAGGTCTTGGTTTCCGTAGGCTAGGCCGGTGCCAAAACCAGATCCACCAAATCCTGTTTGCGAAAACGCAGCTTGCCCACCACCGCCGAACAACTTGCCCAAACCAGACATCAAGGCAGGGTTTTGGCTTCCCATTGTCAATGCAGTTGCAAACGGATTGTAGGCGTCAGCACGGGCCTGTGTGCCCGCAGCGGCCGTGCCGCCTTGCAGCAACGCCTGAGCGCCTGCCGGGTTGGCCATACGGCCGCCCAGCTGCGCGCCGATGTCCAAAGGTGCCTGACCGAGGGTCTCCAAACCGGTAGCGCCGCGCAGGTACGCTTCGTATGGGCCCAGAGCCGCAGTCTGGCCTTGATAGCCGCCCCGCAGCAATTCGCCACCAGTGCCAAACAGGTTAGCGCCGAACGCCACCTGCTGCTGCCCGGCCTGCTGGGCCTGAGCTGCCAGAGCCGCGTCCTGCTGGGCCAGAGCGTTGTAGTACGCCTCCATCTCAGGGTTAGCTGCACCAAGCCCCGCCGCACCGCTGGGGCGCTCGCCTGTCGCGCCCACGGCCAAGCCGCCACGGCCTGTGTTGAACAGCTGGTTCTGGAGCTGCGCGAACTGGCGCTCACGGCTGGGAGCCAGCAGGTTCTGCTGCGCGGTCATGTATTGCTGTGCGGCGGCTTCTGGCGACTGGGCCAGATACTGCTGGCCAAGGCCGAACAGACCCTGCGCTGCGCCTTGCAGCGGCGCGAACTGCTGCTGCGCTTGCTCGGCTTGTGTCAGCCCACCGCCAGCCAGACCCAAAAAGCGGTCCTGCATGGCCGCCAGTTGAGGGTCGAGCGTGTAGCTGGCCCCAGTCACACGCCCCTCTGGGCCTGTGGTGAACTGCGACTGGCCGAAACGTGTCGTGATGCCGACCGGGCGGAACCGCGCTTCTTCGGCTGCGATGCGGGCTGCGTCGCGCGTCGCAGCGGCTTGTGTACGGGCTGCGCTGCGGGCGGAACTCCCACCAAGCAAACCGCCAGCAATAGTAGCAATAGCAGCAATAGGCATATCAAACTCCAATCAAAACGTCGTCCACTTTTGACGGGTCTTTCTCGTCAGTGGCGTGAATACAAAACCAAACGCAGTCCGTGATGGCCTTGACGCCGTGCGTCAGACCAGCCTTTATCTCTATGCAGGCCGGGGCCTCGACCACCTCAACCTCATCGCCCTTCATCACCGCCACCTTGCCAGCAGCCAGGATCGACAGGTGGCTGAAGTCATGCGTATGCTTAAGAATGGCTGTGCCAGCCGCAAATGCGGTTTCTTTGGCGTACAAACCATCGCTGAAGTGGTGCGTGATCATTCGTACAAAACATTAATTAAGCCGGTGTCAAAGGTGTCTGTTCCGTTGACTGTGGTTATCCGAACGCCGGTTAATGCGCCAGCTAATACGATTCCCCCACCAAAAGTAATTAGGCCGACCTCATAGGTTGCACTTCCAGCACCAGACCAAGCAGTCCCATCTAAAGTGGCAATGGTGTAAGTTCCGTAAACGTCGCTTGAAGGATCATCTATATTAATCAAAAATCCGGCTGTCGAAGCAGCTTCCCCCACCGCTGTTCCGTTCAATCTGGCGCTAGAAGACCTATAACCAGTAGAAATAACGCCAGCAGAAGTTATCAACTTAATCAAAATATTTGATGAGCCTGAAGTGCTGACGTTTGACAACATCACCGTAATGCGCTTCACCCAAGATGGGAAGCCCGTAAAATCAACGGAAGTGCCTGATGTTGTAACTACCGCAGTGCCTGATCTCAGAGGAAAAATTTGCGATGCAAGTATCCCGCCACCCATTCCAGAAACATTTGATGGAGCGCTAACCCATGCTCCCGCAGTGGCCTGAGTGGACGTAACAAAACCAACAACTCTAAACGCAACCGAAGTTCTAGCCGTAGTTGAGTAAAAAACAGTTCCGCTATCGGCGCCGCCTGTGCCGCCTTCCGCCGTTGTGCTGATACGAACGCGCTCGTCTAAAGCTCCATAAGCATCTGCGTTGACAACCGCCAGCTCAACAGTCCCCGCGTTATCAATAGCCAGGATTGCCAAGGTAGACGGTATGCCGCTAGTAGTGCCTAACGTAGACCCGTTGGACACCACAAGAGAAATTGACGCTGGAACAGCGCGGGTTACAGTATTGCCCGACGTTACAGTAGAAGACCTAAAATCTAAGGTACAAGGACTTAGCGTCAGGGTCAACGCGCTGGTAGCAACAGATGCGGATACGGTTGCTATTTCTTTGTACGGAATATTAGCCGATCCATCAAAAGAATAAGACCAGCTAGCCGCCGTTGTTCCGGTTATCAAGATACAAGTGAAATTAACCGTAGCTTGAGATGGGATCGTAACAATTGTATTTAGACCGCTGGACTGAACTGTCAAAACGCCAGTCGATTTGTTTGAGATCGAATAACCAAGGCCCAACGCCAAAGTGCTGGTAACAGGCAGAACAATCGTTTGAGTAGACGAACCAGTGAAGAATTGTTGATACGGGCTAGCTGCCGTCAGCGTGGTAGTGCCTGCCGCTGTTGCTGTCGTGGCATAACCTAATTTAATGTTGTCAATGACCGGCAAGACGGCGTTAGCAATGGTTGTAACACCGTTCAAGTTAGCTGCGCCGCTGATCGTTGCAGCGCCGCTTAAAGTAGTTGCCCCTGATGCCGAAAGCGTAGTAAATGCGCCGGTTGAAGGCGTTGTTGCGCCGATAGTTGAACTGTTAATGGTGGCGCTGGTGATCACACCGCTTGAGGAGTCTAGTTTAGTCGCAATCGCCGTGGCGATGTTGTTGAACTCGGTATCGATCTCGGTGCCCTTGACAATCTTGAGAGGGTCACCAGACGGCAACGCGTCCTTGGTCGCAAAGTTGGTGCTCTTGGTGTAATTACTCATGATATTTTCCCGTCTTTGGATTGAATCTCAATCCGTTGAATTGACAGAGACGCGCCGTTGATGTTCGACTCGTAGCCCGTTTGCACGATTTTACCGCTACCACCCGCCGAAACGGACAGCGTTTGCAGGGCCACGCCCTCAGAATACTCAGCGATGTCGTACTCAGCGACGCCATATTCCGAGATGCCCTGTGTTGGGATCAGGGCGTTGGCGGATTGATAGTTGGCGATGAAATCAAAACCCCACTTGATCGTCACGTACTGGTTCGTGCCACCGATCACCACGACTTTCAGCCTTTTCAGCAGCGAGGTGACGTTGGCGTTGCCGAGGTCCGCGTGGTTCGTGTAGTACAGCATCCTATAGTTGGACGTGTAGTCCTGGTAGGTGCTGTACTTGCCGATGTAGCCGTTCTTTCCAATCAGCAGGTCGCCGTTGCGCCGTGAGAGCAGCGCTGTGGGCTCAATCGAGTCCCACTTGGTGACGCGAAACGACCCGTCTTGCAGCTGCACGCGGGTGTCAAAGCAGTAGACCTCCTCGATGGAGGGCACTGTCAGCAGGTAGAACGCCTCTGACTCGGAATAAACCGACTTGATGTTGGCCAAGGTCTCGCCCGCCACGACCTGCATCAGGTCGCTGCGCACGTTCTTGGACAGGTCGCCCAGCGGGGCCGACTTCTCGATGATTGTGCGGGCAAACGAGCGCACGCCAGAGTTGGACAGGAACAGCACGTCCTTGCCGGTGGACTGGATGGAGTCGCGGGCGATGCAGCCAATGCCCCCCACCGTGTCGTACAACGTGATCGTAGATGGTGTGGTGGCCCCCGAATAGACCAAAATTTGGCGCTGACCAAAGATGATCAGGAAGTTGTTGTGTGCGGCCAAGCCAGTGATGTTGTCCGCGCCGTTTGGCCATACTCGGTCGATGTTGAGCGAGCCAGATGTGCCCCCCGTCCAGATGTGGCCAGACAGCAGGTCAGAGAAGTAGACCGTCACGTTGTCGGTGGCAGTGTCAGCCGCCCATAGACGACCGTAGGCTGAGATGACGATGTTGCCCGCAGGCACTGTGCCCGCGTAGCCAGACTTCTCACTCACACGCCGGAAGGTCGTCGTGCTGACGGCTGGATCAAAGATCAGCGGGTCGTGGCCGGTCTGGAAAAAGTAAGTGATGCCGTTGAGCGAAGCGCATGACCAGTTGCTGGCTGTGATCGTCGGCGCGGTGCCCCCTCCCCCGTAGGTCAGCTCGACCACGGCATTGGAGCCGTCCAGCTTAAACAGCTTGTTGTTGCCCGCAAACAGAACAGTCAGCGTACCGTCAGCCTGCACCAGCTCATGGATGACGCCGACGTTGTTGGCCCCAAGGTTGCCGGACGAGCTATTCACGCGGGCCCAGCCCTTGCGCGAGCCGACGCGGCCGTACTGGTCGATGATGCAGTTTGTGGCAACCAGCGCAAAGCCAGACGCCAAATCCAGAGGCGAGTCTTGTGTGTTCAGGCCGAAGAAACCCGGCGCTGAGATGCTGGCGGTCTGGAGGACTTGGCTCATATGGCGACGAACTCTTGGTTCTCTGGATAGCGGGTGCCCTCCAGCGCAATGTAGTCGGCCAACATCGAGCGATATAGGTTGTACGCCTCGGAGCTGTTCAGGCCACCGTCCTCGCCGCGCTCGACCAGAGCACGGGCGTAGGCGTTTTGCACCACCAGCACGTCAGGGACGAGCACCAGCGTGCTGTCAGACGACAGCGGTGCTTGGGGCACAGTCAGCGAGAAGGGGATGTTGTAGACGTTATCTGGGCGGGCGTACAGCACCACCTTGGTGTCTCCGTTGCCGTCCACGCCGTCAAAGCTGTAGTATTCTGGGATGCCGTCAATGGCAGGCACGAAGTTCTGAAAACGGTTCATCTCCACGAAGCTGATGTTGCGCATCCCGACGTTGGCGGTCGTGTTGATGACGTCCATCACTTGGAACTTCTGGCCTGCGCCAGTCAGCGAGTAAACGTAAGTGCCTGCTGTGGTGGTGATCGTGATCGTCTGGCCGAGCACGTTCCAGCCGTAGGCGTCCTCGATCTGGCGCTTGGCGTCGTTGACGAACTTGCCGATCAAAGTGGAATATTGGGTCTCAGTGCTTGTGGAAACCTGAGTTTCACGTAGTCTGACCAATACGTCGTTGATGAGCTGAAGGTAGGTCATTTCTTGTTCCTGGCTGAGATGGCCTTGGCTTTCGCCTTGGCGTCTTCCTTGGACGATGCGCCCCAAGCCTTCAGTGACAAGAGCAGCCGGGTGGGCTTGCCATCTTTCATCTCAGGCCCGGGCATATTGCCCATGCGTGCTAAGAAGGAGGCCCTACGAGGGTTGTCGCCCGACTTCACGGGTGCTTTGAGATCGCCCCCGGTTGACGCATTATAAGACGCCCGACCCTTGGCGTTCAAGCCCCCGGTCTTGGACTGTCCTTCTTTGCGTTGCCAGGCGGGCGTCTTCATTTCTTCTTCGCCTTGCCAGCCTGCGACAGCGCAATGGCAATCGCCTGCTTCTTGGACTTGACCACGGGGCCGCCCTTGCCCGAGTGCAGGCCACCGGCCTTGTACTCGCGCATGACCTTGCTGATCTTCTTTTCAGCCTTGGTGGGGGCTTTCATTTTTTATTCGCCTTGTTGGTCATGGTGCGCTGGCCACGCTTTGGCATGGGCTTAGGCTTGCCGACCGCCACCACGATGGTGACCGGCATGGCCTTTTTAGCCTTCTTGGAATCCATCATCTTGGGCGCTTTACCGTACATGGCGATCTCCTTTAGATTTCAACAGGTTTGCGAGCGCGGCCTATCCGCTTGACAGGGACTGGGGCCGTCATCGGCAGTTCTTTGTTTTCGGGCTCAACGGGCATCTCAGCGCCCTGATCATCAACACGCACATAGCCACCGTGGCCGCGCATAGAGTCGATGTCATGCTGCTGCGTGAACGTCACCGTATTACCACTTTGCAAGCATTTGAATGTAGCCATC